TACATTGTTACCGTAACGTGCTTGAAGTTCTTGTGCTCTGTTTTTAGAAGACATAATACTGTGTGAATTGCTTATGTATTAATAATATAGCCTCAAGCACTACTTGTGAAGCTATTGTAGACACTTATTTTATTGTCACATCTGACCCACCATAATGACCAAACTTCCCACGTATAAAAACATCAAAAGCTACTGCGTATCTTACCTGATCGGTCTTATTCTTTTCTACGTTATGTATAACCTGACTAGGAAAAACTAAGATCATACCATTCTCAGGTTTTACTCTCCAACTCTGCTGTGTATATTGATTAAAATAATTTACATCAGGTGTGAGTGTGGTCATAAAACAATTAGTTGAGTGTTGCCCTTTCTCTATGACCAGATCTCCACTATGCTCGCTCACATCTAGGTAGTATATACCTGAGAATATACTGTTCATATGGCAATGATTTTGTGCCCAGTCGTTAGGCATATGTTTGATACCCCATGCCCTACACACATCAATATAAACGTAGTCAGATACCTTTAGATGCCCATAGGCAAAGTACTTTACAGCATCAGATATCTCATGCTTAAGTGAACGTAACTCTGGGTGTGAAAATATATCTCTATCTCTACTGATATATCCATTGTCCATCGCTGTGCGATCATAATTTAATGTCTTTACATATTCCAACCACCCCTCCTTCAGAGGTATTTCACTCTGGAAGACAGGGGTGGGGAACAGACTATGTACCTGTGGCTTCATGCTATAACTGAGATGAACTCATTCAATATTCTCTTAGAAGTAACCTTACCTTTTTGTGACTTCTTGAATGCTCTAGAGATGTCTTGCTTACGTGCGTCCTCTTTAACAGTGAACTCATTTTCAGTTTCATCCATAGATCCTGTATGTATATAGAGTGATCTTGTGTATGCTGAGTTAAGGTTGATGAAGGACTTGTGCTTTCTCCACTCTGCCTTTGTCTTCTCCTTAGTATCGAAGTCCATATCCCATGTCACTCTGTTGAAATCATGACCAGAGCATAGTCTGATAGAGATAACGTTAGTGCTAGGGAAGTTATCCTTTAGGTTCTCAACAAAGATGTCTGTGTGACTAGAACCATAGTAATCGTAACCGAATGTCTTG